GGAACACAAGACAATACATACACATTACCAGCACCTATAGCTGGATCAATGTTTAGATTTGTTTATGCGGGTGGAGCTGCTGATGCAACAGACGCTCTTATAATTACACCAGGAAATACGAACTTTTATATTGGTGGAATTACTCATTTAGATACAAATGCAGATAATGTAACTGTGTTTTCAAATGGTAGTTCAAACAGTAGTGTGCAGTTAAATGTGCCACAAGCATTTGATATTACGATTATGGGACTAAACACAACCAACTATCAAATTTTTGGCACTGTTACATCAACTACAGTTCCTGCTTTTGCTGACCAATAATAGGAGATATAAATGGCTGGAACAAGATCTGACGTAAAAGCCTTTAATGTAGATCAAGGAGATGCCGCTGCTATTATAGGACCTACAAGATCAAGAATAAGACAAATAGTAGTGTTCGGTAATTCTGCGGGTGCTCTTACCATAACAGATGGTAATGGTGGAAGTAACTTAATAGTGCAAAGTTTTCCAACTGGATTACACACTCTTAATATTCCAGACAATGGCATATTAGCAGAGAGTGGTGCATATCTATCTGCTTTTACTGGTAGTGGTAACAAGCTCACTATATTCTTATCGTAATGGCTAGAACAAGAGACAAGCAACCTCCTAAGACCAAAAAGTATTTTCGCTCTACTAAGTCTGGGGCGGGAATGACAAAGGCTGGGGTTGCTCGTTATCGAAGAGATAATCCAGGCAGTAAATTAAAAACTGCTGTCACTGGTAAAGTTAAAGCTGGGAGTAAAGCAGCTAAGAGACGTAAATCATTTTGTGCCAGAAGTGCAGGCCAAATGAAAAAGTTTCCTAAAGCTGCCAAAAATCCTAATAGTAGATTAAGACAAGCAAGAAGAAGATGGAAATGTTAAACATAAAAGGAATACTTACAGGTGTTATTGTGACTTCAGCCACTGGAGCAATGGCATGGATATGCTTAACATTGATTAATGTAGACAAAAGAACTGCAATTACTGAGATAAAAGTTAAAGAAAATAACAAAATGATAACAGTGTTGTGGGCAGATTTTATGAGAAGAAAGGGTGAGGATGACAATCTCGCGGGGATCGATATCAAAACAGATAACAAAATCTCCTGGAAAACGCTCCTCAAAGTGGAGTAGTGCTAGGAAGAGGCGGATCGATTGTAAAAGACCTAGAGGGTTTTCTGAAAAAGCACATTGTGCCTCTAAAAAAAGGAGAGGTCGTAAGAGGTGAGCCAATTAAAATATGTCACAAGTGTAAGAAAAAAGAGTTTTTTTGCACTTGTTGGAAAATAAAGAAAGGAAGATACTATGCCTAAAGACGCATGTTACCATAAAGTGAAAGCCAGATATAAGGTTTTCCCATCAGCGTATGCCTCAGGTGCCATCGCTAAATGTAGAAAAGTCGGTGCAGCCAACTATGGAACTGGTGGCAAAAAGAAGAAGAAAGCCGAAGGTGGTCTTATGGCTGCAATCAAAAAGGTAGACAGAGAGCAATCAATGAAAGCCAGAGAAGGCAAAGTTGTTAGAATGACTAAACGTAAGTCAAGCAACAAAAACATAGCTAGAGGTTGTGGAGCTGTAATGTCTGATAGAAGAAAGAAAACAAAGTATTCGTAATGGCAGTTCGAAAGACGAAAAAGGGTCTAGCACTTAAGCGATGGTTTAAAGAAGACTGGAAAGATGTCAAGACTGGTAAACCATGTGGTCGTCAAAAAGGTGAAAAGCGTGGGACTCCGTACTGTAGACCAAGTAAAAGAATTAGTTCTAAAACTCCAAAGACCACTAAGGAGATGACAGCAAAAGAAAAAAGCAGTAGAATAAGTCAGAAGAATAGATTAGGGCAACCAGCAGGTAAGCCAAGAAGAGTTAAAGCATTGAGAAGGAAAAAGAAATAATGGCAACTTCAAACTCAAGAGATTTTGATTTAGACGTAGCAGAGCTTATTGAAGAAGCCTATGAGAGATGTGGGTTAGAGTTAAGAACTGGTTACGATGCTAGAACAGCTAGACGTTCCTTGAATCTTATGTTTGCTGATTGGGCAAACAGAGGTCTTAATTTATGGACTGTAACACAAGAAACAAAGGCAGTAACATCTGGCACGGCTACATATACATTAGATAGTGAGTTTGTAGATTTATTAGAAGTTGTTTTAAGAAACAGTAGTAATGTTGATTTTACTTTAACTCAAATGAGCCGTGGTGAGTATTTAAGAATACCAAACAAAGACAATAGTGGACAACCAAGTCAGTATTTTTTTGACAGACAAACCACTCCCACGATTACATTGTGGTCAACACCAGATACTTCTTACACATTGGTGTATTATTATGTAAGAAGAATCCAAGATGCAGATACTTTAACTAATACTACAGACGCACCTTTTAGATTTTTACCATGTATGGCGGCTGGTTTAGCGTATTACATATCAATGAAAAAAGCACCAGATAGAATACAAATACTAAAAGCAGTCTATGAAGAAGAGTTTCAAAGAGCAGCTTCTGAAGACGCTAATAGCACACCACTCAAACTAACACCGAATATATCATACTTGAGGTATTAATGGCTAGATACGCAAGTGGTAGAAAAGCATGGGGTTATTCAGATCGTTCTGGCTTTCGTTATCGTCTTCGTGAGATGAGAAAAGAATGGAATGGGTTAAAGGTGGGTCCAGATGAGTACGAAGCTAAACATCCACAGTTAGAACCTAATTATCCAGGCCCAGATCCTACAGCCTTATACGAACCAAGACCAAATCAAGATACAGACTTGGTTTCATTTGTGGTGTACACTAACGCTGGAGATGGTATAATAGGAAAGAAGTTAACAAATTTCACGGCAACGACTAGCCTTGGAACAGTAACGGTGAGCACAACATGAGTTTTACATTAACTACATTAACACAATCAATTAAAGATTGGACAGAGAATGATGAGTCCACATTTACAGCAGAGATACCTTTTTTCATAAGCAATGCAGAAGAAAGAATATTTAAATCTGTTGACTTAGATTATTTTAGAAAAAATGTTACTGGTTCTATGACATCTGGCAATAAGTTTCTACAAAAGCCATCTGATTATTTAGCAGCACATTCTTTATCTTATGTTAATACTAGCAGTGAAAATGTTTTTTTATTACAAAAAGACGTAAACTTTATTCAAGAGTACACTGCTAATCCAGCTACAACTGGAGAACCAATTTACTATGCACAGTTTGATGTAGACAATTTTATTGTTGCTCCAACACCAAATGCAGATTTAGCGGTGGAGTTACACTACTATTATAGACCAGCATCTCTTAATACAGACGACTCTGGTACAACATGGATAAGTACAAACGCATCAGATGCTTTACTTTATGCTTGTTTAGTAGAAGCATATACTTTTATGAAAGGTGAGAGTGACCTTATACAGTTGTATAACACGAGATATACAGAAGCCTTAAGTAGACTTAAAACATACGCAGAGGGCAGAAACTACTCAGACTCTTACAGAGACGGATTAGTTAGAGTTCCTAGGTCTTGACTTTTATAAGATAAAATTTATAGTATCTTATATGAAAAACAAAAGCGTAGCCATCGTTGCACTAGGCAATAGCTTTAACGAATACATAATGGCAAAAATTAGAAGTGAAAAGTTTGATGAAGTTTGGGCAATTAATTCTATGTCCTCAGTTATTTATCACGATAGATGTTTTATGATGGATCCTCCATCTAGATTTCTTGATACTCCAAATGCTGGAAAACAAACAAACTCAATGGCAGACAGATTACAAGCTAAACTTGGAATCCCTATTTATTCTTGTACTCTGGACGAAAGATGCCCAGATGTTATAGAGTATCCTCTTCAACAAGTCATACAAAAAACTGGTTATGCTTATTTAAATAACACTGTAGCGTATGCTATCGCTTATGCTGTATCACAAGAAGTTTCAGATATGCACTTGTATGGAATTGATTTCACTCATAAAGCAGTCAACTTCGCAGAAGCGGGGAGAGCTTGTTGTGAGTTCTGGTTAGCGATTGCAGCAACAAAAGGAATAAAATTACACATTGCACATAGTTCTTCTTTACTTGATATGAATGTACCAGATGATCAGAAGTTATATGGCTATCATAGATTAGACGATCCTTTAATATCAACCACAACTCAAGGTGAGATGTTAATAACAAGAAAGTCTAAACTAGAACCTCCAGAACCCTTAGATGCAAAACCTAATATTATTGGAAGAGAAGATATACCTGGAGTAACATACGAGGAGAAAACTAATGAAGTTTGAAAATTTTATATTATCAATACCAAATTTTATGCCTAATAAGGCTTGTGACGATATCATCAACGCATTTAAGATAACAGACTTAGATCCAATAAAAGGTTGGAAAGATGTCCAGAATCACACAGAGAGAAAGGATATTACTTTATCAGGAAGAGAAGTTTTAAGAGATTTGAAAGCTACTGATGAAAACGGACAACCTTTAAATGCGGTATCTTTATTCAGAGAAACTTTAAACATTGGCTTATCACATTACTTAGAAAATGTTGATATGTTGAATGAAAAAATAGAACACAAACTAGGTTATTTTAATACAGACGCTTATAAATGGCAAAAAACTGAAATAGGAGGTGGTTTTCATAGATGGCATTATGAAAATACTCTTGAAAAAAGAAGAGAACTTGTATGGACTTTATATTTAAATGACGTAGAAGAAGGGGGAGAAACTGAGTTTTTATATCAACATACAAGAATAAAACCAGAAAAAGGATTGTTTACTATCTTTCCTGCAAACTGGACACACGCACACAGAGGCAATCCTCCTTTATCTAATGAAAAATATATAGGAACTGGATGGTATACATTTCATTACGATGAATTGAGTATGTACAATAGAGGAATGGAATATAACACACTAACATTAGGATAATAGAAGGAATTAATTATGTTTAAAATAGGAGTATCACAAGTAGGAAGCGTTAATGTTCATACCTCTGAGGCAGGTGGTTTGAGTAATGAGCAGATAGCTGATTTAGCGGTAGACAAAATAGCTAGTGTATCAGAAGATGCACCACCACATATTAAACAACAAGCCAAACTATTCAGAGAACAGTTAAAAGGAATCATCTATCATTATCTTCTCTTGGCAAGAAAAGAGGAACGTGCTAGTATTATTCAAGCCTTGCGATCAAGCGGTCAAAAGGAAACGGCTGAATATATAAGGAGACTCTGATATGGCTATAGCACAAGCGATGTGTACTTCCTTCAAACAAGAGTTGTTGGTAGGTACACACAACTTCACAAATTCTAGTGGAAACACTTTTAAGTTAGCTCTATACGCAGAAGGTGGTGGCGGTAAATCATCAACAACTGCAACGCTGGGAGCGACCACAACTGCATTCACCACAACTGGTGAAGTTGCAAACAGTGGTTCATACAGTTCTGGTGGAGGAACTTTAACAAATTCTACTCCAACTACATCTGGTACAACAGCGTTTACAGACTTTACTGATTTAAGTTTTACAACAGCAACTATTACTGCGATGGGTGCGTTAATTTATAACAGCTCTGCTAGTAACAAAGCTGTTTGTGTATTAGATTTTACATCTAATAAATCATCCACATCTGGAACATTCACAATTCAATTTCCAACTGCTGACGCTTCAAACGCTATTATCCGTATAGCATAAGGAGTCCTCAATGGCGAACATCGCTTGGGGTGAACAAGGTTGGGGTCAAAACAAGTGGGGTGGTCAACTAGACGTTAGCTTTAGCGTTACTGGTTTTGAAGCCACCACATCACTTGGTAATGTGGAAGTTTTTATTGCCAATGTTGCCGAGCCTACTGGAGTTAGTGCTACTACTACACTAAGTTTTAATCCTGCAACGAATATTAAAATACCCATCAGTTTTTCTGTTACTGGAGTATCTGCTACAGTTGGATTCTTATCTGGCTGGGGTAGTTCTGCTTGGGATGCTGGAGTATGGGGTGGTGGTGTTTTTGCTGATGTAGGTCAAGTGCTTCCAATGACTGGTGTTGAAGGCACTGGTCAATCTAATAACCCAACCGTTTCTGGTACAGCATCTTTTGCCGTCACTGGTGTACAAGCCTCTGGTGAACTTGGAGACGAAGGCACTGTTCCACAAAACTTAGTTGCAGTAACACTACCTGCAATGACTGGATCTGTTGGTAACACGGTAGAAACAGGAACTGGAACTTTTAGTTTAACTGGTAATTCTGCTGAAACTCTAATTGCAGGGACATCATCTTCCACGATAACTTTTGCTATAACCGTTGTTGGTGGTAATCCTTCAAACCATCCTTACTACAATTTTGGCTCTGCAAACAAGTTTGCAATTAATGGATCAACTGCTACTGCGGATGTTACACTAGAACTTTATGAAGGTAATACTTACAGATTTGATCAAAGTGATAGCAGTAATTCTGGACACCCGTTAAGATTTAGCACAACTGCAAATGGTACTCACGGAGGGGGTTCTGAGTATACCACTGGAGTTACAACCAATGGCACACCTGGATCTGCTGGAGCGTACACAGAAATCACTGTAGCTGCAGGAGCACCGACCTTATATTATTTTTGTACCAATCATTCAGGGATGGGTTGGCAGGCGAATACTCCATTCTCTGTATTAATAGTAACGACAACTGGAGCACCAACTACTGGTGTTGTAGGAACAACTGCTCTAGGAGATGAAACAGTTGTAGGAACTGCTGACGTTGCAGTGACTCTATCTGGTCTTAGTATTAGTGTAGGAACACTTGCATTAACAGGTACTTCTGTGTTATCTTTAACTGGAGTTAGCGCAACTGGTAGAACTGGCGAAGAACAAATTTATAGTATTATAGAACCAGATCAACTGGCAAATTGGATTGAAAGGGTAGCGTAATGGCAACATATGTTAACAATTTAAGATTAAAAGAAATAGCAACTGGTGATGAATCAGGAACATGGGGTACTTCAACCAATACAAATCTTGAATTAATTGGTGAAGCATTAGGTTTTGGTACAGAGGGCATAACCACAAACGCTGATACACATACTACGACTGTAGCAGACGGATCGGCAGATGAGGGTAGAGCCATGTATATTAAATATACTGGTACATTAGATTCTGCGTGTACAATAACCATAGGTCCAAACACTTTAAAAAGAGTTCACATGATTGAGAATGCTACGAGTGGATCACAAAACATAATTATATCACAAGGTTCTGGTGCAAATGTAACCATAGGACCTGGCGATACAAAGGTTGTTTACCTTGATGGTGCAGGTTCTGGTGCGGCTGTGGTAGATGCTTTTGTGGATTTAGATTTATCTGGTGGTTCTGTAAATGTAAGCACAGTCAAAACTAATTCTGGTGATATGACATTTGATTCTGCTGGTGATATTGTACTTGATGCAGATGGTGCAGATCTTATATTCAAAGACGGTGGCACAACGATCGCAAAATTTATAAATTCTTCAAGTGACTTTGTAATAGCCACAGATGTTGACGATAAAGATTTTATTATAAAAGGACAAGATTCAACAAGTGAGATAACAGCATTGACTATAGACATGTCTGCCGCTGGAGCCGCTACATTTAATAATGATGTAACTGCTTTCTCTGACGAAAGACTCAAAGAAGATATACAACCTATTACTGGTGGTCTTGAAAAAGTAATGCAGTTACAAGGTGTGACTTATAAAAGAAATGATGTAAACGATCCAAAAACACAAATAGGTGTTATCGCACAACAAGTCGAACCAATCTTACCAGAAGTTGTTTTAACTGCCGATGATGAAATGGGTACGAAATCAGTTGACTATGCTAAAATGACAGCTGTGTTAATAGAAGCAGTAAAAGAATTAAAACAAGAAGTAACACAACTCAAGCAACAAATAAATAACGGAGGTTAGTTAGTGGCGATACCAAGTTCTGGACAATCTTTATCTTTCTCTGCACTTAGAACTGAATTTGTTGGTGGGTCTAGTGCAATTAGCTTAGGTGATCTTTATAGAGGTGGCTCTAACATTTTGAAAAAAGCTGGAGATAATCAAGCTACAAATCTTGCAGCTAGTGTTGCTACTTCTGGTGCATTAGGTGTTAGTGATTTTTACGATCAAGCAAAAGGATTTACTTTCACTTATTCTACTACTTTTTTGAGTGGAGCAAGTGGAACAGATCAAAATGTATCAACATTGTTTGGTGACGACTACGATGTTAACTATCCAAAGAATGTTGTCATACCATCAGGTATAACACTAGGTTCTAACAATACAGCAGAATATGGTTTAGAAGTAGATTCTGGTGGAGTAGGTACAATAACAATTACTAATAACGGAAACATTATTGGAGCTGGTGGAGCTGGTGGATCGGCTGGAGCCGCAGGTTCTAGTGGAGCTGGTGGAGATGGAGGCGATGGTGGAGCTGGAGGTGATGCCGTAAAAGCCTCAGTTGCATGTACCATTGTAAATAACGGAAGTATCTTAGCTGGAGGTGGTGGTGGAGCCGCAGGTGGTGGAGGTGGACTAGGTGGTTCTCTTCAACAACAACAACAAACCACTGGTCAACAAGGTCCGACTTATTCTCCAGGAACCTATGGTTATTCTTGGATTAACATTTATCAACAAGGTTTTTCTGGATACATAGGCACTCAAGCTCAATGGGGTCCTAGCAATCCAGATGGTATAGCTCTAACAACCTATCCAACTCACCCTCGTGCTATTCCACAGCCTGCTCTCGGTACTACTTCAGTTACATTTGGGCAGTATACTTATTATAGAGGTGGCTACAGAGGTGCTAATCAATTTAATACTTTTGATGCTATTTACAATATATATAGACAATTTCCTCAATCACAACAAACTCAAGTAGGTGGACACGCAGGAGCCGCAGGTGGAGCTGGTGGATTAGGAAGAGGATTTAATAATCAACCTGGTGGAGACTCTGGTGCATCTGGTAGTTCTGGAACAACTGGTCAAGCTGGAAACGGTGGAGATGGTGGAGACGGTGGAGACGGTGGAGGCTATGGTGCCGCTGGATCTTCTGGTCAAGCTGGTCAAGCAGGAGCAAACTCATCTACTAATGGATCTGCCGCAGGTAGTGCAGGTAGTGCAGGAGCAGCAGGTAATTATATCGAAGGATTTTCAAACGTAACTTTTACAAACAACGGCACAGTCGCAGGAGGCACAGAATAATGGCTATATCATATAAATGGTCTATACAAAAACTTTATACCAAAGACATAACAGAGGGTGGTCAAACCTATACTGACGTTATAAAAAGAACAGTAGGAACTTTAACTGGAACAGATTCTGGAGAAGAAGTCATTCACGCTTTCGATGTTGATTTAAAAAACCCTTCTTCATGGTCTGATTTTAAAGCATATGATTCACTATCAGAAGCTAATGTTGTTTCTTTTGTAGAAACAAGAATAGGGTCAACCATGATAGCTTCCATTAAAAAAGAAATGGAAAACATGATGGCAACTCTATTAGAGTATTCTGGTTCAACTATAAAAGGAACTGATCAAAAACCAACTTTTCCTTGGAGCTAAATGAATAAAATTTTAAACTTACTTTCAGATAGCCAAGTCTCTCTGTTACAATCACATTTTGATTATGTCTGTAATATGATGCCTGTTACAGACATGAATGATCCTAGTATGATAGGACATAACTCTCACCAAGTGTATGCAGATCCTGTAACTGAAAATATTTTAAATTATGCACACCCTATTGTCCAAGAGGCATATGGTAAAGAGTTATGCCCAACTTACTCTTTTTGGAGAAGATACTATGAAGGACAAACCTGTGCCGCACATAAAGATAGACCAGCTTGTGAAATTAGTATTACCTTGAATGTAGGTGGCACACCTAGAAGTGACTGGAGTATTTTTGTAGATAATAAAGAATTTACTCCTAGTGAGGGACAAGGTGTTTTATATAAGGGTTGTGATCAAATGCACTGGCGAAATGCATTGCCTTATGAAAACCACACACAAATCTTTTTGCATTTTATAGAAAAAGATGGTAAGTTTTATCCAAAACATAAATACGATGAAAGAGAATCTTTATATCGTCAAGTTATGCACCAAAGATGAGTTATGAAAAGAAATATTATTGTTGCAAAGAACGCCATAAGTTCTGATTTATGTAACGCTATAATCAACACAACAAAAAACACCTTTACACCTGCTAAAATAGGTGGAGATTCAGGTAAAAACTCAACAATAAGAAGAAGCGAAACAAGTTGGTTAACAGGATCAGTGAAACATCTTGAAGTGTATGCTCCAATATTACAACTTATAAAAAAAGTTAATCAAGAATTTTATGGTTTTGATTTGACAGATCCAGAGCCTTTTCAAATAACAAGATACGATGAACAAAATCAAGGGTTCTATCACCCTCACGAAGACGGAGTTTACGACCCAGTTCCAGTTGGTGGTTTTGTAAGAAAATTGTCTTTGTCTATTCAACTTACTTCACCAGAATACTATGAAGGAGGAGAGTTTGAGTTTCCAGATGACAAAGAAAAATTTAATGTAGAGGATTCTAAACAACAAGGGACAGCTATATTTTTCCCCTCTTATATAAAACACGGTGTAAAACCAGTTACAAAAGGCACGAGATATAGTTTAGTTTGTTGGGTGTTGGGACCGATGTTTGCATAAGAATAGAAGGAGGTTTTAATGAACCTAGAAGAGTATAAAAAAATAGTTAAAGAAAGGTTTCCAATAGATCCAAACAATCTACCTTACTATATTGTTTATGATGATTTTTTACTTCCTCACGAGTTTGGTACTTTAAAAAGTTATATGTCAAGTGAGTTTCCTTGGGGAATTTCAAACAAATTAAATTATGATGATCAAAACCCATATTTAGTAAAAAAAATATATGACGTTGAACACCCACCTAGACATGAATGGGGACCTAATGTTGATGAAGGACCTTTTATTGCTATAACAAAAAGAATAGGCATGATCGCTATGTTAAGATTAAAAGCAAACATGTATTTAAATAGTCAAGTTCAAGATATACATTATCCTCACATTGATTATCAATTTCCACATCAAGGAGCTTTGTTTTATCTGGATGACTGTGACGCTCCTACTTACATGTCAAATGGAGTGGGTATTGAAAGTAAACAAAATAGACTTTTACTTTTTAACGCATCAACGGCTCATTCTAGCTCAGCACCAACTAATAAAAACTATAGACAAACTATTAACATTAATTATTTTGGAGGAGGCATTCGTGATGATTACTTAAGAATGCTTAAAGATCCAACTATAGTATCTGAACATGTTCCTTTTGCAATTACACCACATGGGAAAAGATAATGCAGTTTCAAACATACCAATCAAAACTAATAGAAGATAATCATCAAGAGTTTTTAAAAGAGTGCGAAAGAGCAGTAGCCAAATTAGACGATAACTTTCCAGGAGAAGACAAAACGTGGAGTTATTACAAATATAATTTTTTCGTTGCTACTGCGGGAAGTAAACTGTTCTATAATTTATTTAAAGAAATGCAATGGTGTATTAGAAATTTTTGTCAAACCAACGAGCCTCTTTGGTGGGGATGTTGGTTAAATTACCATGATTCAGACAAGGTGTTAGACTGGCACAATCATGGTTCAGATTATCATGGATACATATCTATTGACCCAAAAAATACTGTTACTGAGTTTAAACAATGGAAGGTCAATAATCAAATAGGACAAATTTACATAGGAGAAGGTGGACATGAACACAGAGTTGTTGTTAATGAAAACTTCGATACACCTAGAATTACTCTTGGTCTTGATATTTATAAAAACTTAAATTTTTTTGAAGACCTAAAAGAAGAAGATGGCGTTGTTACAACCAAAGTATTAGGCAATATGTGTTACATACCATGTTAGAAAGATCTAGTTTTATTTATTTTGAAAATTTTATTCCTACAAATTATTTTAAGGAACTTCAACAGTTGATGACAAGTGGAGACTTTGAATGGTTTTATAGAAACGCATCAACAGAGAGTGATAAAGAGTCAAGTTTTACACACGCTTTATATAATGATCAAAGTGGTCAAGTCGCAACAAGTCATCATAGCGACAGATTTAAAACTCTGTTTGATGAAATGTTAAAAAAATTTGGTGGAGAAAAGATAATAAGAGCAAGAGCTGTTTTGTACCCTAAAAGAAGTGAGGTAACTTACACTGGAAAACACTATGATGTTATTGACTTTGATTCAAAACCAGTGCAAGACCCTATTAAAATAGCATTGTTGAACTTTCATACATGCAATGGTGGAACAGTGGTTGGAAATACAAAAGTGCCCTCAGTCGCAAATTCTGCTATACTTTTTAATAACACAACTGCTCATAGTGGTTTTATACAAAGTGATACTCCAATAAGAATTGTATTAAACTTTGTGTTTGTTGCCAATAACTAAAGTTAATGGTAGTATGACTTATGCCTTTGACAAGTTTAAAATTTAGACCTGGTATCAATAGAGAGATAACTTCATATTCAAATGAAGGGGGTTTCTTTGACTGTGAGAAAGTAAGATTTTATGCAGGCTTTCCAGAAAAGATAGGTGGTTGGGTTAAACAATCTGATAACACATATTTAGGAACAGCAAGAGCATTACATAACTGGGTTGCTCTAGATAACTCTAATTTTATGGGTGTTGGAACACATCTTAAATATTATATAGAAGAGGGTGGACAGTTTAACGATATAACACCAATTCGTAAAACATCTACAAATAGTATTACATTTTCTGCAACAAATGGTTCTGCCGAGATAACAGTTACAGACTCCTCTCATGGTGCAGTAGTAAATGATTTTGTTACAATATCTGGTGCAGTAAGTTTGGGTGGTAATATAACTGCCGCCGTACTAAATACAGAGCATCAAATAACCTCTGTAGTGGATGGTAATTCATATAAAATTACTGCAAGCGCAACAGCTAGTGCGTCTGATAGTGGTAATGGTGGTTCTGGTGTTGATGGCGTATATCAAGTAAATGTAGGTTTGGACACTGCCGTTGGAGGTAATGGATGGGGGGCTGGAGGTTACGGTGGTGTGAATGCTGATTTATCTACATTTGGTTGGGGTGAGGCAGCGGCTAGTGGGACAACTGCTCAAATCCGTTTATGGTCACATGATAACTTTGGTGAGGATTTACTTATCAATGCAAAAGATAGTCCTATTTTTTATTGGGATAAATCAAATGGTCTCGGAACACGAGCCGTGAATTTAACGTCTGTATCTGGTGCTTCAAACGTACCAATCATTGCAAAGCAAATACTTGTGTCAGATATTGATCGACACATTATTGTTTTTGGAACAAACCCACTAGGGAGCACGGATCAAGATCCATTGTTAATTAGATTCGGATCACAAGAATCTCTAACTGATTTTACACCCACTGCAACAAATACTGCTGGTGATTTAAGGCTTGGCAGTGGTTCTACTTTTGTGCAAGCTGTAGAAACAAAACAACAGATACTTGTATTTACAGATAAAGCTGTATTCTCTATGAGATTTATAGGCCCACCATTTACATTTGGACTGCAAGAGCTTTCAAAAAACATTACAATTATGAGTCCTAAATCTGCAATAGCAGTTGATGATGCAGTATTTTGGATGGGCAAAGATAGTTTTTATGTGTACGGAGGACAAACACAACAGATACCTTGTTCTGTACGAGACAAAGTATTTCTAGATTTTAATACTTCTCAATCAGAAAAAGTATTTGCTGGTGTTAATTCTAAATGGGGTGAGATCTGGTGGTTCTATCCTTCTGCAAGTAGTGAGGAAATAGATAAATATGTTATTTATAATTATTTAGAAAAGACATGGTACTACGGATCATTGTCTAGAACTGCTTGGCACGATAGAGGTATACGAACTTTTCCGATTGCCGCAGGAACACCTCATTTATTTGAACATGAAAATGGAAATGATGACGATGGATCTGCAATGACAGCATCTGTTGAAACAAGTCAAATGGATATTGGAGATGGTTATCAGTTTAATTTTATAAAACAATTAATTCCAGATATTACTTTCAACGGATCTGATGTCTCTACTCCTGTTGCAACTTTCACATTACAAGCTAGAAACGGCCCAGGTAGTCCTTACAGTAACACTTCTGCTGGAACAAGCACAAGAACAGCCACGGCTCCAGTAGAACAATTTACAGATTTGGTTAATGTAAGATTAAGAGGACGCTCTTTTAACATGAAACTTGAATCAACAGGACAAGGAGTAATGTGGAAGCTAGGAACACCAAGGGTAGATATTAGATCAGATGGGAGGAGATAGTGTCCTCAAGAAATACAGCTCCACCAAGGTTGCCTCTTCCTATTGGTGGTGTTACAGAAATGTACATGACAGATCTGGTCAACGCTTTAGACTTTTTTATAACACAAACAACCAATCCAGGTGAGGGAAGAAACACAAAATTAGTCTTTACAGAGATGCCAACAAGTGATGTAGGTTTAGAACCTGGAACCTTGTATAGAATAGGAAATGATGTTAAGATAAGTTTATTGAATATAGCAGGCGTTGATGGATTGACTGCAACTGTAACATTAGGTAGTGTAACTGTATCGGTATCATAAATGGGAATATTTAAAAGTTTTACAAAAATTTTAAAAAAAGCAGCTCCAATCATAGGTGGTTCAATAGGTTTTGCCATAGCACCAGGGTTTTTGGGTGCGGCTCTTGGTTCAGGAATTGGTAGTCTTGTTGGAGGAGCTGATCCAGAAGATGCTTTAAAAGCTGCCGCTCTTGGTGGTATAGCTGGATATGCAGGTAGTAAATTTATGGCTCCTACTGCCGAAGCAGTAAAAGGGACAACACCTGTAGCGTTTGGAATGGAGGCTGCATCAGCGCCAACAGTTTCTGCTGTTTCAACAACACCTTTAGTTAAAGAAGGTATTATGTCTTCAGTGTTGGATTTTGCCAAGTCACCAGTGGGTATTGCTAGTATTGTGGGTGCTGGAGGTTTAGCGGCTCTTGGTGGAGAGGAAGAAGAGACAACTAAAAAAGAAGAAAGACCTTTTCCAAAAGGCACATCAAGATTAGGCAGAGGAATGGTAGATGGACTGTCTTTTGATTTAAACGATAAAGAAGAGAGAGACGAGTATTTTAGAAGAGTTAGAGCAAAACAAGGCTTTGAAAAAGAATTTGAATTAGCTGGTGGTGGAGAGGTCGAAGGACCTGGAACTGGCACAAGTGATTCTGTACCAGCAAGACTATCAGATGGTGAGTTTGTATTAACTGCTAAAGCTGTGAGAGGAGCTGGTGGTGGAGATAGAGACATTGGTGCAGCTAGAATGTATGATATGATGTCTGAATTAGAGAGGGTCGCATAATGGCAACACAAACTGTAGATCAAACCCAAACCGTTAGACTAGCTCCGTTTCAAGAAGAGTTTTTAGCGGACATCTTTGCAAGTGTTAGAAATTTAACAGGTGATGGCACACAAATGCCTTTTGCTGAACAGCAATTAGCAGGTTTATCAGAAGGACAACAACAAGCTATTGCAAACGCTTTATCTGGCGTAGGTGCATTTCAACCTTTTCTACAAAAAGGAGCAGAGGCTATAGGTCAAGGTATAGGTGCAGTTGGCACTGGTCTTGGGACGATAGGAAGTGCAATAGGACAAACTGCTCAAGCTGGTTTTGATCCAACATCTTATCAACAATTTATGAATCCATTTACAGAAAGTGTTATAGCACAAACTCAAGCAGATATAGCTAGACAAGGTGCTATACAACAAGGAAATATAGGAGCAAGAGCTGCCTCTGCTGGAGCATTTGGTGGATCAAGACAAGCAGTAGCAGAGCAAGAACTCGCTAGAAATGTTATGGATCAACAAGCAAGAACTGGAGCACAGTTAAGATCACAAGGTTTCGCACAAGCACAACAATTAGCACAACAACAAGCTAATCAAGCATTAAGACAAGCACAACTTACTGGTCAATTAGGGCAAACAACTGGTGCTCTCGGATCACAGATTGGACAAATGGGTGTGCAAACTGCTGGACTAGGACAACTTGGTCAACAGTTAGGAGTGCAAGATATCAATACACTATTAGGTATTGGTGGTCTGCAACAACAACAAGGACAAAAAGAATTTGATGTTGCAAGAGCTAACGAACTTGCAAGACAAGCGTTGCCTTATCAACAAGTAGGATTCATGTCCGACATCTTTAGAGGTGTTCCAGCGTTACAACAAACAACTTCAACAACAACCAGACCAGGTCCAAGTAGAGGATCGCAACTACTTGGTCTTGGAATCGCGGGTCTTGGAGCGGTAGGACAAGCTGGTGGCTTTAGTAATTTCTTTGGACCGAGAGCAGCATAATGAGTGTATACGATAGACCAATGTTTCGTAAAAAAGGTGGAGCCACTGGGATCATGGCTAGTGGACCAAATATGATTAAAGCTGCATTAGGCACATCTATTAATCTTAAAAATCAGTTTCCTAGTGTTAGTGCTTTTAACTACGGTGTTGTTCCAGCGTCAACTGCTATTGCAAGTCCTATACTAACTGGTGATAAAAAGTATAGTGGTATAGACAAGATATTAAAACAGTATTCTGAGGCACCTGGAAGTACGATATTTGACGGGCCTGGTCAATTCAAAGTGGATTCGATTTACCAGCCAGGTGTCATGGGTAAAAAAATGTCTCAGACAAAAATATTTGGTTCAGAAGAAAAAGATTCAGCAGCAGAGGAAAAAAAGAAAGAAGCTGTAAAGCAAATGGCTGAACAAGAAGCCAATATAAACAAACAAATAAAACTTAAAGAGTCTGGCGAGACATCGGATTTTGGATCTGGTAAAACAATAAACGAAATCAATAAAAATATATTAAATAAAAAAACTACAGAGAATCAAGAAGTTGTTGATGAAGGAACTGGAGATGTATTTACTACAATAGAAGATGATGAAGGGTTAGTGACAGATGGCACAAGCACCACGGATACTGGTACTGGTACTGGCACTGATACAACTGGCACTCAATTTAACTTCAGAGATATCCAAAATAAAACAGAAGCTGAAATAAGAAACATACAAAATTTGTATTCAAATTATTCAACTGATTTAAGTAATTTAAAAAATGCAAACATACTTGGTAAAACTTTTGATAAACATAAAGAAGAATATATAGCCGCTCTACAGAAGAAACCAGAAGAAGCTACGTTTGCAGATGTAAGAGATGCCGCTTTTGATTTGCTTAATTTTGATAAAGACTCTCTCGATGAAAAACTTACAAAGGATCAACAAGGCTCTATTTGGCTCAACATGATGAGAGCTGGTCTTGCTATGGCTGCGGGTGAAAGTCCAAATGCTTTAACAAATGTAGCAAAAGGATTTCAAGTTGGTCTTGAGGGTTATGGTAGAGACATGAAAACTCTTACAGATGATTACAGAGAAGACATCGAGAAATATCAGAACACAATGTATCGATTACTAAAAGATAAAAAATCTGAGAACATTGCAAAGAACGCATTAGACGTTCAAAGAAAAGCAGCAGAGTTTGCTATAGTTCGAGATACTCGTGGTGAAGAAAGAAAAGATTTACTCGATAAATTAAACACAGAAGTTACAATGAGAAAACTTAAAATAGAAAGTATGTCAACTTTAGCTAACTTTAATTTAGAAAAATTTAAGTTAGACAAAAGTAGTGCAGAGTTTAACGAATTGTTAGAAATCAAAAAGGCTCAAGTCGCTGCATTATTACCAGATGAAATCAAGGCTGCAATAGGTCAAGGACTTGTTAAAGTAAAAGATGACAGTAAATTAATAACCGCTGATAATATAGAACTCACACCAAAAGGTATTGAGCAAGAGTTTGATTTAGTTAAGTCATTGAAAGAAAACAGTAAAAAATATCGTCCTAGTGAAAGTATGCAAAAAATTAAAATATTAGGAAGAAAAGGTGGCTTTGGTTTAAAAGCTAAACCAGGTGAAACTCTATCTGAAGAAGCACAACAAGAATTAGGACTGACTCTTCAAAACTTAACAAAATCTACAAGTCCTTTTATGAAAGCTCTAGATCCAACTCAAGGCAGTCCTTCTGTTGCCTTAGAAATGTTAATTACTGAGTTCAGACCTTTGAAAGACAAAGGTGTTATTCTTGAGTATAAGAGTCTGCCAGAATCAATTAAAAATGCTATAGAAAATGAAAGTATTGATGATGGAGCAACTTTACAAACATATCAAGATAATACAGAGCTCTTTGTAGGATCACCATAATAATGTTCACTTATGAAGTTGATGGAAAACAGTACACCTACGAAAAAGAAATAGGTCAAGAAGAGGCTGAAAAGAGAGTCAGAGCTTTTAACGAAAGAGTGGCTCAAGCAAGAAAAAATAGAACTGGTGGAAGTTACGAAGGTTTTTTCACAGAAGCTGGCGAAGGTATTCTATCTGGTCTGTCTAAAATACCAGAGGGTATCGTAACAACTGGATTTTTAATTTCTGATGCCATCACTGGTGGAAATGCAACTGAAACTGTTGAAGCATGGTTTGATGGGATTAGAGAGGATCTTGGTATAGATCCAGAAGGAGCGGCTGGTAAAGTCACAGAAGCTCTTGTTCAGTTTGGTATACCAGGTATAGCGGCTGTATCTGCCGTTTCAAAGGCAGGTCGAGTTGGTAGAATTTTAAGTGGACGGGTTAAAGTTGGTGCAAGAAATCCAGAGATAGGTCCTAAAAATGCTCGTGTTTTAGGAACTCGTTTAAGTGACATAAATAAACGAAGAGATCCTTTTAGAAAAT